GTTCCTTGAGTTCCTTGAGATCCTTGAGATCCTTGAGATCCTGCTGATCCAGTTGCTCCATCTGTTCCTTGAGATCCTTGAGATCCTTGAGATCCTTGAGTTCCTTGAGTTCCTTGAGATCCTGCTGGTCCTTGAGTTCCTGCTGGTCCTTGAGATCCTTGAGTTCCTTGAGTTCCTTGAGATCCTGCTGGTCCTTGAGTTCCTGCTGGTCCTTGAGTTCCTGCTGGTCCTTGAGTTCCTTGAGGTCCTGCTGGTCCCGTTGCTCCTACTGGTCCAGTTCCTTGTGACCCAGTTGGTCCTATTGGTCCAGCTGGTCCAGATGGTCCTTGTGGTCCAGTTCCTTGTGACCCTGTGGCTCCTGGTGGACCTTGAGACCCAATATTTCCGGCAGTGCACATTTGGCTACCATCTTGAAAATAAATACATTGCGTATGTAAAATAGAATTCCCACTCAAATCAATATGACTTTTAAACGTTTCTTTGGTATTCTCCAAACCAGAGAAATTATTAATATTCATTTGATCGCTATTTGAAATAAAACTGCGTGTTATATTGTTAGTTGATGAGTAATTTAATCCACCATATCTTCTAAATGTTGACATTTATATAATGATATTTTAATAATTTATTATATAAATCGTAAAACTACTACCGGCGCATTTCTTCAGGCATTTCATCGATAAATACTGGCACATTTGGAGAAGACATCATCGGAGAAGACATCGTCGGAGAAGACATCGTCGGAGAAGACATCATGTGCTGTTGTTGCGGTGACATTAAAGGCATCATTTGTGGAGACATTAAAGGCATCATTTGTATAGGTTGCTGCTGATAAGACATCATCATAGGGTAAACCGAAGGCTTAGATAAAGCATACATTTTGCTTACATCTTCATCAAGTAATTGTAATCTCTCATCTATTGGTTTGTTAACCACATTGGCACCCAATATTTTCATTAGTTCATCATTTGTTAGTTTCAGTTCCGTTTTCCTTTTCTTACCGTCCACATCCAAATTCATGTGAATGTCTGCTTTTTTACCATCATAGTTACCATCCCATTTTAAAATCGTTTTTTTAGGAGGTTTGTTTCCCTCAGAATAGATAATTTTAGTCGAACCAATATTATCAATATTAACATAATTTTGACTGTGTTTTTTACTTTGGTTTATATTGTTTCTCATTTTCCCCTTTTTCTTTAAGCTTTTGACTCCCTTAACCTCTTTAGGAGATTTATTTATTCTTTTATTTGTCTTTTTATTTGCTCTATTTTTCATTTTGTTAGTTTTAGTCATTATATACTAAACTTAGATTATTAAGTATAACATAACAAATAAAAAATATTGTTTTTTGTTATAATGGAGTTGAAGGTCAGTGAGTTAGATGATAATATGTATGATCAAATACCCGAAAATATACCAGTCAAAATTACCAAAAAGGATAACCGAGTTCGTTTTACTGATCCAAGTCCTGTAACAAAATCAGTTGTCAAAAAGGTTAGCAGACCACAGGTCGTAGAGCAAAAACCAAAGATGTCTTATGACGATATTTTATCCAAAATGGGAATGTTTGTAGCAGAAGGTCAGCTTCATTTGTTAGATAATCAACCAATAAAAGTTCAAGAGCAACTTCAACAGCAATATAGTCAACAAACTCCTGTAAAACAAAAATATGTAGAACAAAAACAGCAATATTTTGAACCTATACAAAATAGCTATATACATAACAAATATTTCAGCAATGAAAATCAAGGTCTTGATGTAGGGCCAAGAGTGCCAAAAACCTTACAAGAATACCGAAATATGTTAGTTCATGATATTATACAGAGACAAAAAATAAAACAAATGAAGTCAACCAAATTGGTTATGCCAACTTCCAACATAAACTTTGCCCCTTATTCGTCGCAAAATATGAATAAACTGTTTTCTTTTTCAAATAGATAGTCGATAATCTTTATAAACTAACAAAATTGAAAATAAAATATATTAAATACATTGTGTTAATTATACTATTAAAACAATGTTAAACGCAGTACCTTTAAACGCAGTACCTTTAAACGCAGTACCTTTAAACGCAGTACCTTTAAACGCAGTACCTTTAAACGCAGTTAACACAGTTGTTTATAACGAACCATTTATTATTTTATTAGATAAACTAGGTGGAATCATGATGAAGCACGGTGAGCCATTTCGCGCCAAAGCCTATCAAAAAGCACAAGACACTATAATGACTTATTCTGGTCCCATAACTTCGATAAAGCAGCTAGAAGGTTTGCCCGGTATTGGTCCCACCATAATGGAAAAATTCAAAGAATACGTGGAAACCGGAACGCTGCGTATTTTAGAGCTAGAAAAAACGAATCCTATCAATATTCTTACAGACGTTTACGGTATTGGCCCAAAAAAGGCGGAAGAATTGGTGAAAGCTGGTATCAAAACAATCGCGGATTTAAGGGTTAGACAGGATGAACTGCTCAATGATATACAGAAAGTTGGTCTGCGATTCTATGAAGACATTTTACAGCGCATTCCGAGACAAGAAATAGAAGAATATAAGGGGGTTTTTGTAAGCTCTGCTGAAAACGCATTCGAAATTGTCGGCTCTTATAGACGAGGTGCTCAAGATTCTGGAGACATTGATGTCATCATTACAGGAGAAACTGGGCAAATATATAAAGATCTAATAGATGACCTAATAAAGAAGAAAATTATATTACATGTATTATCAAGAGGACCATCAAAGACACTTGTGATTGCCAAGTTGCCGAATAAATCAACTGCTCGACGTGTAGATTTCTTATATGCGCCGCCAAATGAATATGCGTTTGCCATTTTGTATTTTACAGGGTCAAAAATATTCAACACAGTGATGCGACAAAAGGCATTAAATCAAGGATATACGCTCAATGAGCATGGCATTTGTCATTTGACTGCGGACAAGAAGAAGGGCGAATTAGTGACGCAGTCTTTCCCGAATGAGAAGGCGATATTTGACTTCTTAGGGATGCCATATCGGACGCCTTTAGAGCGCTCAAACATAGATGTCGTAAGCGGTAGCGTAGGGGATGGTTCTAGCGATGCTGGAAAAGTAGCCCCTCCGCTACCGATTATGACACAGATGAAGGACGAAAAGAAGCCCAAAAACAAGACACTCAAAAAAAAGACAGTAAAAAAAGAAAGTGTAATCCTAGTCGAAGAGTTAGACACTGATAATGACGTTAATGTTTTGCTTACTGCTTTCGCAAAACAAGGAATTGCTTCTTTAAACACATTGTCTCTTGATGATCTAACAAATATGCTTCAACATGCGTCAAAACAGTATTACAATCATACTCCAGTAATCAGTGATAATCAATTCGACATTATTAAGAACTTTATAGATCAAAAATTCCCTGCGAACAAGGTAACAAAGGAAATTGGCGCAGAAGTGGAGCGCAACAAAGTGACATTACCTTTCGAAATGGCGTCCATGGATAAAATTAAACCGGATACTGGTGCGCTAGCAAATTGGTGTCAGAAATTTGCCGGACCTTATGTTCTATCGTGTAAATTAGATGGCGTTTCCGGCCTGTATTTTTCAGATCAAAAATCTAAAGCACAATTGTTTACGCGCGGTAACGGAACTGTAGGACAAGATGTCAGTCATCTTATTCCTTATTTGAATTTGCCAAATTGCAATTCTAGTATTGCAATTAGAGGCGAATTTATCATGTCCAAACAAGTGTTTCAAAACAAATATGCTAACAAATTTGCCAATATTCGCAACATGGTTGCGGGAATCATTAATTCCAAGACCATTATAGATGCGGTCAATGATTTAGAATTTGTCGCTTACGAAGTTATTAAACCGACATTAAAACCAAGCGAACACTATCAATTTATAAAATCTCTTGGGTTAAAAAGTGTTCGTTCACTAAATACTAACAACCTATCCAATGAGTCTTTATCTAGTATACTTGTCAATTGGCGTTCTAGCTATCAATACGAAATTGACGGAGTAATTGTTACACATGATGCCATTGTGCCGAGAGTGAAAGGCAATCCAGAGCACGCATTTGCGTTCAAAATGGTATTATCTGATCAAATCGCAGAAGCAATTGTTACCGATGTCATTTGGACGCCCAGCAAGGACGGCTACTTGAAGCCACGTGTCCAGATCGAGCCTCTGAATTTAGGCGGCGTCAAAATCGAATATGCGACTGGATTCAATGGCGCATTTATTAGAGACAACAAGGTTGGAATTGGTGCCACAATTGAGCTTATTCGCAGTGGCGATGTGATTCCGCATATTAAATCCATTATTGTTCCTAGTATGGAAGCAAAGATGCCGGATGTCCCCTATCAATGGAATAGCACGAATGTCGATGTCATGCTTATCAATGCCAGCGAAGATCCAACGGTGAAGGAGAAAAATATTACTTGCTTCTTTAAAGGAATCGAAGTAGATGGTCTTGGCGGAGGAAATGTTACAAGAATTGTCGAGTCCGGCTATGATACGGTTCCAAAAATACTGAATATGTTAGTATCGGACTTTTTAAAAGTGGATGGATTTAAGGATAAAATGGCGACAAAGATTTACAGCGGAATTCAAGAGAAACTATCTGGAGCGAATCTTGTAACATTGATGGCGGCATCTAACATATTTGGCCGCGGATTTAGCGATAAAAAATTTGAATTGATTTTGAATGAGATACCTGATATTCTGGTTTCGACTAGGACTCCTGCGCAAAAAGTTGCAGCGGTTGCCGCAATTAAGGGCATGGCTGAAAAAACCGCATCTGCGTTTATTTCCCAGATTGATGAATTTAAAGCATTTCTAAAGGAATGTGGATTGGAAAATAAGCTGCTTTTAGCAAGTGCTGCTACTGCTACTGCTAAAGTAGAAAATACGAGCCATCCTTTATACAAGAAAACAGTAGTTCTAACCGGCACTCGAGACAAACAAGTTATCGAAATTTTGAAGCTAGCAGGCGCGGTTCAAGGCGCAAGTGTGAGTAAAAATACGTTTCTAGTTGTTGCTAAATCCGCGGATGATGACACTGGCAAAGCAGAAGATGCTAGAAAATTGGGAATTCCGATCCTATCTGTAGAGCAATTCTTACAAAAATACAATTAAATTATTATGCTCTAAAGTGTATTATTGAGCGTTTGATTTGGAATTGGCACATTATTTTTACTGAAATGATTGTGAATCTTTATTATAATCCATATTAAAAAGCTAACAATAAGTAATCCAACCAAATAGTGTAACATATCGAAGATATCGATCAACATTATATATTAAATATTTACATTATCTTTTTTATAAATTCTTTATTATTCATTCTTATAAAAAGATATAAAGGTTTTTTGTTAGTATAGTATATAAAATGTTTACCCTTTTATTAACACTTTTCTTTGTTTCAACCAATGTTGAAAGTAGTTCATTGAACCTTAGAGGTATGACAAATGACTGGAAAGACTTCAGCCTTTTTAGAGAGCGATTTAGAAAGGTCTATTCCAGCGATGAAGAAACCGATGAAAGATTCGAGGTATTTAGATCCAATTTGCGTTCTATTATCGAGCACAATATTGTTCCCGGGCAGAATTTCACACTCGGCGTCAACCAATTCTCTGATTTGACGCCCGAAGAATTCAAGGCTTTATATATTAACTCTGGATTCAAAACTGGTTCTGCTATAGTCGGTAGCTACGGCTGTAAGACGTATACTTCAGCGGCTTCTTCTGCGCCTGCTTCTCTGGATTGGCGACAAAAGAATGCGGTAACTTCCGTCAAAGACCAGGGACAGTGTGGATCCTGCTGGACATTTTCTTCCACCGGTGCGTCTGAAGGAGCATGGGCAATTGCGACCGGTAAGCTTATTGATTTATCTGAGCAACAACTTGTGGATTGCGCCACTGGTGTTAGTTACGGATCCCATGGATGTAATGGTGGTCAGATGGAAGGCGCTGATAAATATTTGATTGCGAATGGACAGTGCTCTTTGGCGTCTTATCCTTATACCGCAAAGGATGACAAGTGTAAAACATGCTCTCCTGTGGCGCATTTCAGCAGCTGCTCTGATGTGAAGCCAAATGATCAGATCTCTTTGCTTAATGCGGTCGCAATAGGTCCAGTTTCTGTTGCGATTGAAGCCGATACTCGATATTTTCAGTCATATACTGGTGGTATTTTAGATGCTTCCACTTGCGGAACGACACTAGATCACGGAGTCCTTGTCGTCGGTTACGGCACAGATAATGGAAAAAAATATTGGAATGTGAAGAACAGTTGGTCTAATACATGGGGAGAACAAGGTTACGTGCGTATTTTGCGCAGTGACTCAACGAATGACGCGGGAATCTGTGGAATCGCAATAGATCCTAGTTTTATTTCAGTTTAATTATTTAGCATTTTATATAATTTAATTATTGGTATATTATATAAAATAAATATGAGTAAGCGTAATTTTGGAGAAATAACAGATGAAAATCGAGAAGCCTATTTAAAGTCAGTTAAAAATTATAATCCTCCTAGTTCTATACCATATGTCCAGGACGACGAAGAAAAAGCCCGTTTGGATGAGATGGTTGCCGACTCAAAGAGAAGAAAAGAAGAAGCAGATGAAGAATACGCAGCAGCCATGAATGCTGAATTAAATGACCCTATAGCAGCAGCAGCAGCCCAAGGTGCGATTGATCGAAGTGAAGAAGAAGAAGATGAGCTAGAATTAGATGATTATTACCGAAAGAACCCTGCAGTAAATGATGATACCGAGAGAGATGCTTTTGAAGGAGATATGGGTTATTTGAGTGAACAAACGAAAAAAATGGAATTAGGAGGAGGCAGAAGCAAAAAATCCAGAAAGCGA